CAGCAGTTGGAACTGTTAAGTTAATGGATTTAGCTACTGAAATGGAATACGACATTAGAAGACAAGGTACTTTAATGGTTGCTAAATACGCTATGGGACATGGTGTATTAAGACCAGAAAGTGCAGTAGGAATTAAAGACGCTTAATATTCATTAAGCTTATTTATACTATATAGGAGTAGGGGACGAGGGAGACTAAATCCCCTACTTTAATTTTTAAAAAAGGAAAATCATGACAACACAAATTACACCGACAACGGAACTTCAAGCAATTAATACTATGCTAAGTTTCATAGGGGAAGCCCCAGTCAGTTCTATAACAGGAAATATAGGAACAGACGTAGCTGTCGCTGTAAATATTTTAGATGAAACTTCCATGAGTGTTCAGTCACAAGGATGGTTTTTCAATAGAGAATTTGAAGTTACACAAGCAAGGGACTCAGACAATAAAGTTCCTCTAGACTCTAACTGTGTACAAGCAGAAGCGTCTAGACCTTATCAATATTTATATCAATACACTATTCGTAACGGTTTTTTATATGACTTAAAAAATCATACAGATGTATTTACCCAAGACCCACAAATAGACAAAGTTTTAGTACAACAATTTGAACATCTTCCAGAATATGCAAGAAGATATATTGTAGTTAAAGCGTCAAGACGTTTTGCAGCTCGATATATTGGTGCAAGTGAATTAGTTAAATTAGCAAACATAGATGAACAAGAAGCACACGTACAGTTTGAACAAGCTGACACAAGAGCAATGGACGCTAATATTCTTAAAGATGAATATAACATGAATTACATTACTAATCGTGGCAACAAACGTTCATCAAGGAGTTAGACCATGGCAGTTATATCGCAGTCAATTCCAAATCTTATTAATGGTATTAGTCAGCAGAATGCAGTTCAAAGAAATGTATCTCAAGCTGAAAACCAAGTAAACTTTCAGTCAAACATTATAGACGGATTATCTAAAAGAGCAGGAACTCAGTTTGTTGCTAACTTAATATCTAACCAAGCAATACCAAATAATTGCGCAGTACAATGGATTAATAGAGATAGCAGTAATCAGTATGTTGCTATATTTTACAATCAAGGTGTTAAAGTTTTTGATTTAGCAGGTGTTGAAAAAACTGTTTCTACTCCCAATGGTACTTCTTACCTAACTTCAACAAATCCTTTAGAAGATTTTAAATTTACAAACATTGCTGACTATTCATTTATAGCTAACGCACAAAAAACGGTAGCAGAAAATTCTTCTACAACAGCAGCAAAGGTACAAGAAGCTTTAGTTTATGTTAAAAGTTCACAATACGGTAGACAATATAGTGTTACTTTAAATCATTCAACTTGGTCATACCCAATAGAAGTATTATTTCAAATGCCTACTGGTAATGACGCTTCAACAGATGGTAAATTTAGAGATACAGAAAAGATTGCACATATATTATTATATGGAACTGCGTCTTCACACTGGTCTAGTAGTGCAGACGGAATTGGATTTAAAACAATTAGAACTGACACTGGTGCAACACTAAGTACGTCACAAGGATTAGCAAACTATTCTGGAATTACAGGAACGTTTACTAGCACACAATACGGTAACACTATTTATCTTACAGCTAGTAGTGGGACTTTTGGAATTGAAACTACAGACGGTTTTGGTAACCAAGCTATGTATGCAATAAAAGACGCTATACAAGATTTTACAGATTTACCTTACTACGCAAAACCAAATATGATTATTCAAATTACTGGTGAAGAAGGTGACACACTTTCAGATTATTATGTAAAATTTATATCTAACGGTGTTTGGAAAGAAACTGTAGGACCAGGAGTAAAACTTGGTTTAGACAATTCTACAATGCCACACGCATTAGTTAATAACAACAACGGTACATTTACTTTTGCACAACAAACTTACACTGACAGAGTAGCAGGTGATGAAACAACTAATCCTGCACCAAGTTTTGTTGGACAAAAGATACAAAACTTAACTTTTTTTCAAAATAGATTTGGAATTATTTCTGGACAAAATTTAATTATGACAGAAAACGGTGAGTATTATAATTTTTATGCAACAACAGGAACAGATGTATTAGATACTGACCCTATTGATATTGCAGCTAGTGGTACTACTGTAAACAAACTTTATAACTCTATAGATTTTAACGAACAACTTTTATTATTCTCAGCAGAAGCACAATACATACTAGAATCTTCTGGTGATAGTATTACACCAACTACAGCCGTACTTTCTAAAACAAGTACGTTTTCACATGACATTAAAGTTGAACCTAAAGCGGCAGGTAAATTTGTTTACTTTGCACAAAACAGAAATGATAAAACTGCAATTACAGAATACTTTGCAGATGATGATACATTAACAAATGATGGTTTAGATATTACAATTGGAGTTAACACATTAATTCCTAACAACGCATACAAAATTGTTTCAAACAACATTGAAGATACAATGGTTGTATTATGTCACGATACGTTAGACTCTAATAACACAGCGCCATATACAGCAAGTTCAGACGTTACAGCTACAAATGCAAACACAATGTTTGTTTATAAATATTTTTGGGATGCTGATAAAAAAGTACAATCAGCCTGGTCCAAATTTACATTTAGTAATATGCAAATAATTTCAGCAGAAGCTTACGATAGTTTTATTTACATATTAGCAAATGAAAACAGAAATTTAAAATTATTAAAAATAGATTTAAGAAATCCTAATTTTAATTCTTTAAACTTTCCAATTAATGTTGATATGCAAACAGCAATATTAACTGGAAGTTACAGCAGCACAACAAATAAAACTACATTTACAATTCCGTATGAACACAACCAAACATTAATGGCTATAGACGCAACTAATGGTGCTGACTTAACAATTGATAGCCAAAGTGGAACTACAGTTGTAGTCCAAGGTAATCATACATCTTGTATTTTTGGTACTGCTTTTGAATCTTTATATGAGTTTTCTAAACCGTATGTAAGAGAACAAGGCTCGACTGGTGCTGTAGCAATAACTTCTGGAAGATACCAAATTAGAACTTTAAATGTTGACTTTCAAGATAGTGGATTTTTTAAAGCAACAGTTTTACCAGAAGGTAGAAGTTTAACTAGTTATGAAATGACAGGAAATGTTATTAACTCAGCTTCATCAGTAGTTGGAGTTCCTAACATTGCAAGTGGTACATTTACTATTCCAATACAAAGTAAAAACACAGGATTTGTGTGTAAGTTAATTTCAAGTTCACACTTACCTTGTCACTTTATATCAGCAGAAATTGAAGGATTTTATCATAGAAGAAATAGAAGGATGTAATATGGAAAAATGCGTAAGAGAAGCAGTCATTAATGATTGTATCGACTTAGCACCAAAAATGCGTTTAGCAGATAGACGTGAGATTAAAGCTTCGGACAACCTAAGTCCATTAAAGGCATTAGTTCTTCCCTTTACTTATGAAGGCGCAAGAAACTACTCAATCTTAGGAACAGAAGAAGAAGGTGTTATTGGTATGTTTGGGTCAACCCCATGTGCATACGAAAAAGATTATGGTGTAGCTTGGATGTTATCAAGCGACCAATTAAGAAACCATGTAAGACAATTCTTAAAAGAATGTCCTCATTGGGTAAACGAAATGGGTAAAGGTTATAAGTATCTTTACAACTTCGTAGATGAACGGAATTGGGAAACTTTAAAATGGTTACAGTTTTTAGGATTTGAACCAAAGAAAAAGTTACCCTACGGACATGAAAAATTAAATTTTATATTAGTAATGAAGGAGTTAAAATAATATGTGTACAGCAGAAGCAGGCTTTGCGTTAAACGTAATGAGTTCGATAGCCGACCATAACGCTAAAAAAGATGCTGCCTATAGAACTTCTGTCTCAAACTTTCATGCTAAAAATGCCGCGAGTGCGGCTTTGTTTGATGACTACGGACAAATAGATAACAATAAAATTAACGCAGCAAAAGAAAAGTCAGCAGAGAAGTTTGCAATCAAAAGAGAAAAGATTGCAGAGATGTCAAAACAATTGGCACTTAATGTTGGTAACGCTACAGCAATTTATAAAGACGTAGGAACAGATACAGATAAAGAATTTATGGATGTTAACATGGCGTTTACTAAAGATATGATTTCATTTAACAGACAAGAAAACGAAGCTTATGCTTCATACGCAAATACTATTAACAATCTTCCAGTACCAGTAATGCCAAGTGATATGGCATTAGCAATTAACGTGGCTGGTGGCGCTGTAGAATATGCAGGCAATGATGATAGAAAATTCTTTAACGATAAGAAGGGGGCATAGTGGCATACGAATCACAATACAAACCAGTATATTATCAAAGAACTTCAACAGGTAGACCTAGAGAAGCTAAAGATAGTGAACTAAATCAAATTTCAAATTCGCTAAAAAATTTTAATAAATCTTTTGCCAAGTTTACTGACAATTATAAAACAGAACAACAGAACGAAGCACAAGATGTTTTCGATAATTTAAAAGCACAAGGTATTACAGACCCAGATGAAATCAAAAAGTTAATTGATAAGAATGACCCTAGAGTTGCTAACTTAAAAGGTTACTACACTCAAGCTATTGTAAATTCTAACTTTGGTTTATCACACGCTATTGAAGATTTTAATAATATTAATATGAAAGTTGCCAATATAACTGGTGGTGATGAAAAAGGTGACGCTATGGCTAATCTAAATATAGATAGCTTATTTCAATCAGTTGATGAAAATGACAATCCTACAGGTATTCCTTTAAGAGATTTAAGTACACAAGATAAATCTTACACTAGAGCATACACTGACTCTATGAACCAAATGAGATTAGAGTTAGAACAAAAAGTATCTATAGCAAAAGGTTTACAACTTAACAGAGCAACTAACGCAGCATCTTTTCAAATCATTGCTAAAGCTTGGGAACAAGGCGCAGGTTTTGTAGAAGAAAGAGAAGTAGACGCAGGAACTCCAGATTATACAACAGAAAAGATATTTCACAATTCTACTAGAGTAAAAGATTTAGAAAAATTAAGAACTGATAAAGTTGTTAATGAAAAATTTATAAATAAAGATGATTGGAATAAACAAGTATTAGATTATTTTGAACAAGTAGTTGATTTACAAGACACTGGTTTAATTACTGACCCTCAAATGTTATCTGACATTGTTACTTATCTTACAATGAACAGAGGTAGTAAAAAAGATTTACCTTCTTATTTAAGAACACCTAAAACACAAGAACAAGCTACAAAAATTATTGACGCTATTAAAGGTAAAGTAGCAACATCAAGTAAATTAGCAATTGGTATAGATTTAATTTCTAAAGGTAAAGCTTATTTAAAAGATGAAACTGCTTATACAGACTCAAGTGGTACTACTAAAATTGGTTTATCTGATGATGATATAAATGACTCTGTAGTAGCATGGGAACAAACAATATTAATACCTCACGTTAATAAAATGATTGCAGATGGTGAAATACCTAAAGACTTAGCACCATTTACAATGTTTCAATTAACAGAAAAAATGTTAGGCGCTAATGGAATACAACATCCTACTTGGAAAAATGAAATGCAAATGGGATTTGATTCTATTAATGTAATTAAAGTAGCAGGAAATGAAGATACTATTGACCCTGATGGAATTGATATATTTAAAAGAGGTTTTGAAAGATACCAACAATTAAGAACAGTTTACGGCAACACAGTACCTACAAAATATTTAGGCACTAACGCAGCAACATTTTATGAGACTGTAAACAATCTTATGAGAAATACTAACATGGGACAAGAGAGAGCGATTATGAAAGCTTATGAAGCTATAACCAATCCTACCTCTAAATATGCAAATACAAATGTAAACAAAGATGATGTGTATGAAGAAGTTCAAGGAAAATTTGATAAATGGTTTGACGAAGGTATTCCATGGATAGGTGGAGTTGTTGGAGTTAACAAAGAAGATTTACCAAACTGGGTTAAAGCTATAACAAGAGATTATCCTACATTTGATTGGGATGATGTTGATATGTCTTTAGTTTCACAAAGAGCAACAATGACTGCTGTCACTATGATGAAAGCAGGAATGAGAAAAGAAGACGCAATTAAATTTGCTATTGAAGAAGTATCAACAAGACATACTTTAGTTGATGGTGTTTTAATTAATAACTCATCTTTTCCTGCCGCAGACCCAACTAAATTAACTGAAAAGAGTAGAGCAATTGCTAAGAAATTTGAAACTGTTTGGATGGAAAAATATAAAGAAGAAGGCAAACTTGAAGGATGGTTTAATGAAGGTGATATACCTTTAGTTGCAGATAGAAAAGGTGATTTAAAATACTATGCAGATGATTTAGTAGTACGTCCTTTTAAAAGTGGATTGTTAGTTTTAACAGATAAAAATTCTCAGTTACCAGTTCTTACACCAGATGGAAATTTTGTAATTGTTTCTACAGGAGACTTTATGGATGGCTCTGTTGAAGAGATGATGATTAACGATAAGAAAATGAAAATTATAATAGAGAACGCAAACAATCAAAAGAAATTAATGTTAAATACACAAAAGAAGGTTAATAAATGAGCAATATAGATTTTGATTTTATATTAAAACAAGAAGGCTTTGAAACGCAAGGTTATGTTCCAGACGCAAAAAATTCTAAATCTGGTGTAACAATCGCTAGTGGTTTTGATTTAGGTGCTAGAGTATTGAAAGATTTACAAGGATTACCTAACGATATAGTAGAATTACTAACACCATTTTTATCTTTAAAAGGTGCAGAAGCACAAGAAGTAGCTTCTAATTTAAAAGTAAGTGATGACCAGGCAAAAATAATTAATGAGTTTGCTAAAAGTGAAGCAATTACAAAACTTAAAACTAAATGGGAAAATTCTACTGGCACATCTTTTAATGATTTATCTACTGAACAAGCAACAGTTTTAGCTTCTGTAGCTTTTCAATATGGTGACTTAGAAAGTAGAACACCTAATTTTTGGAAACAAACTACAAGTGGTGATTGGGTAGGTGCATATAAAAACTTATTAAAATTTGGTGATAGATATACAAGTAGACGACTTGATGAAGCTGCATTGTTATGGAGTTCGGATGCGCTAAAAAAAAGTATTAGTGACGGAACATCAACAGGAATTTTAAGTAACGAAGCTCAAGACGCTATGACTAACGTTTTAGAGTCTGACCCAGAATATAAAGATATAGCTAATACAGTTTTAAATACAAAAGGAACACCAATAGAAGAAGTTGTTAATAATACAATTGATACAGTAGGAAATTTTGTTGAAGGTGTAAGAGAATACAATACACAAGCTGAAGAACAAGCAGCTCAAATTCCAGAATTGATTGAAGGTTATAAAGAGATTGATAAAGAAACTGAAGCAATGGGTCAAAAGTTTGAAACTGACTCAGCAAAAGATTTTATAAATAATATAGAACCACCACAATTGTGGAATTTAGATTATGCTACTCCTTATGATAAGGAAGACTTAGACCAAATAGCAAATGTAACTTACAAAAGACAACAAGATTTAAAAAAGAAATACACTTTAGGTGACGCAACAAAAAGCGCATACGAAGATGAAATGATTGCTACTAATTTGTACAAACAGTTTAGTAGAGAAGATTTAGCGCCTGACCCTAATTTTGTTTTAACATCAGAATTAATAGATGAGTTAATGGTTGATTTACCACAAGACTATATGGAAGAATTTGCACACGCACATAGTTTAGCACACGCTCAACAAATAAGAGAACAATTATTAAAACATATGACACTTGAAGATAAAATTAATTCTCAAGGTGTTGGTAAAGGAACTATGTTAAGATTGTTGGCTGCGTTTACTGACCCCGCTGCGTGGACAGCAATTGTTGCTACAGATGGATTGTTAGCGCCAATTGTTGCTTTACAAAAAAGTGCAAGAGCATATAGAATTTTAAGAAAAGCAGGTGCAGGTGCAGTATCTATTGGTGCAATAGAAACTTATCTTGCTTCACAAAGACCAGATTTAGATATTGATAATGTTATGCACGGTGTAATGACTGGTGCATTTCTTGGTGGCTTGTTTGGAATAAGAAGACCAAGAATTAAAAGTAATGATTTTACAAAAAAATTTAAAGACACTATGGACGAAAGTGATACTAAATTAATTAGAGATGATGGAGGTTTTGAACCACCAACAGGAAACAATAGTAATTTAGTTCCTGGTCCTAATAATCCCAACCCTGTTAAACCAAATGGTGAAAGAACTTTTGATTGGTATGACTCTAATTACGACTTAGCGTTACACACAACTAAAAGACCAGACGGTAGGTTTGAAGTTAGAATGATAGAAAATCAATCTGGAAAACCAGATGAATTAATTATGCAAGTTAATAAAGACGGAACAGTCGAAGTGAGGAAATGTAAATAATGGCAAAAAAAATATGTAATTGGGATGAAGCAAAACCAGAAGGTACTTTTGACAGTAAAGCTACAGCTAATGAGTATGTTAGAGGTAGAATGGCAGAGTTTAATATTCTTCGTGACGCTGATTTGACACCAGAGACTTGGGCTAGAGCATTTAGATTTGATTTTTCTGCTGCAATGTCTTCAACACTTAGTGACAAAATGAGAAAATTTGGAAGTCTTTTAGTTAGAGACTCAACGCCAAAAAAAGGAAATACAAATTATACGAGACCAGTAACTATATCTGAAGTTAAAGATATGAACGTAGATAGAATGATGGTTCTATATCACGTACCTCATACAAACTTTTTAAAAAAATGGTTAATGGAACAAAAGAAATTAGGAAGATACAAATGGAATAGTCCTAATAACAATTTAGTAAGAAAAGAATTTAATGATTTAGTAGGTAGAGCAATTCGTGGTGAGCAAATTGCATTAAGTGAATTAGGCTATACTACTGGTGAAGCACAAAAATTAATACAACAAATGGCTAAAGTACAAAGTCAATTGTTAAATGAGCAATTACAAATGCTTAAAATTACTGGAGTAGAAGGTGCTGAAAATATTGTAGATAATTTTAATTATTTAACAAGAGTTCACAATCCAATTAAATATCAAAAAATATTAGATGACCCTACAAAAGGTTCACAATATCTTAAAGTATTTTTAGTTAATGCAATGGAAGACACAATGCTTAAAGGTGTAAAACAAAAACCTTTAACAGCAGCTCAAAAAATGACTATTGCAGAAAATTTAATAACTGTAGTCAATAGGTCAAATTTTTCTAAAGGTGGAGTTAATTTAGACCACATTGTAACTAGTATGCAAAAACGTGAAACATTTAGAAGAATGATGCAAGAGCATACAAATATGGTTGATGAAGAAATTGATGGTTTAATAAATAGAATGTTTAAAGTTAAACCAGGAGAGCAAGTTTCTGGTTCATCATATTTAAAAAGAAGAATTAGATTTAATGAAGGATATACAGACGGAAGAACAAACTTTTCAGATTTATTAGAAAATAATGCTGAAGCATTGTTTATGAATTACACACACAGTGCAATGGGTGACATGGCTTTAGCGTATAAAGGAATTAAATCTAGAGGTGACTTTCAAAGAATTAGACAAGAAATTGTAGAAAGCTATGACGCAAATCCTAAAGCTAGTGCTACTAAAAGAGCAGTGTGGCAGGCAAAAAATGAAATACAAGCTATGGATATGGCTTATGCTTATATTAAAGGCAGACCACTTGCAGAAAATCCAACTGGACTAGCACCAACAATAGGAAGATTTATTCGTAAATTAAATTACTCAAGGGTGATGAACCAAGTTGGTTTTGCCAATATGTCAGAGATGGGAAACGTTACTGGTTTAATTGGTTGGAATGCTACATTAAAAAATGTTCCTGAATTAAGACGTATGATGAAACGTTTAGAAAACGGTGAGCGTGTAGATGAATTTATTAGAGAAATAGATTACACAATGGGTGGTATAGGTAACCACTCTATTATTCAACAAGTTACAAACCGACTAGATGATTTTGGAAGTAGTATGTCTGATGATGTTATTACTACAGCAGAAAACAAACTAGACCAAATGAACAGATTTACTAACACATACTCTGGACAATTTATGAGTACCTCTGCCATGCAGATAGTAACTGTTTCTGAGTTTACACAAATATTTGGTAAGTGGGCTGTAGGTAAAGGTAGACACCCTTTTGCTAAATTAAGATTTGGTAAAAACAGAATGTCTGACGCTCAAATGCAAAACAGATTAGATGATTTAGGAATAAGTCCATCTATGATGAAAAAGATTCAAAATGAATTTAAAGCACACACAAGTTGGACTAAAGGTGAACTTGGAACTAAAATAACTAAAACTAATTTTGACAAATGGTCTAATGAAACTAGAGCAGTTTACATTATGGCTATGAGAAGACTTGCACATAGAACAATTCAACAAGCTGATATAGGTGAGAAAGCATACTTTGGATTTTTAAAAGAATACGGAATGAATGCAGATGGACACTTAGGTCAAATAGCATATCAGTTTAGAAGTTTTATGTTTACATCTTGGGCTAAACAATTTTTGTATGGTTTAAAGATGAGAGACGCTATTGTGTTTGACCAATTTATGAACTCAATGTTATGGGGTTCTTTAATGTTTTCAGCACAAACTTCTCTAGCAGGTTTAGTACATCCAAACCAAAAAGAATTTTATAAAAACAGATTAAATCCGGCAACAATAGCTAAAGCAGGTTTTCAAAGAGCTGCGTTTGCTTCCTTGTTACCAATAGGTGCTAACATTATAGGCTCTGCTTATACTGATAACCCTATCTTTGGATATAGAACTAGTGGACTTGATACAAACATTATAACTGGTAACCCAACTTACTCTTTAATATTTCAAAAGTTGATACCTAGTTTAAAAGCTGTATCACAATCTACGTTTAATCCAGAAAGAACATTCTCTCAAGCAGACGGAAATAAAGCTATAGGAATATTACCTTTCTATAACTTAGTAGGATTACAACAATTTTTGAGAGCAATAACTAGTGAACTTCCTAAAGACCGTCAACAATAACAATAAGTACCCATATTAGAAGAAGAAAAGGAGTGTATAAATGGCAAATTCATTTGTAAGATACACAGGAAATGGTTCAACCACACAATATGCAGTAAGTTTCTCATATCGTGACCAGGCTGACATTACTGTAACAATCAATGGTGTAGCTACAACTGCTTTCACTTATAACTCAGCAGGAACTCAAATAACATTTTCTTCACCACCGGCTAATTCAAGTGCTATCGAAATACGAAGAACTACAAGTCAAACTTCAAGATTAGTTGATTATGCGGCAGGTTCAGTTCTAACTGAAAACGATTTAGATACTGACTCAAATCAAGCTTTCTTTATGTCACAAGAAGCTATTGATGACGCAGGCGATGTAATCAAACTAAACGCAGCAAATTTTCAATGGGATGTACAAAATAAAAGACTTACTAATGTTGCAGACCCAGTAGACAATACTGATGGCGTTAACAAACAATTTATTTCAACAAATTTACCAAACATAACTACAGTAGCAGGTATATCTGGAAACGTTACTACTGTTGCAGGAATTTCGGCTAATGTTACTTCAGTAGCAACTAATTCTGCAAACATTAATACAGTAGCAACTAACATAGCTAATGTTAATACAGTGGCTTCAGATATTGCTAAAGTAATTGTAGTAGCAAATGATTTAAACGAAACAGTTTCAGAAATAGAAACTGCTGCGTTAGACTTACAAGAAACAACTTCAGAAATTGATACAGTATCAAACAGTATTGCAAACGTTAACGCTGTAGGAACTAATATTGCTAACGTAAACACTTTAGCACCTATATCGGCAAACATAACAACAGTTGCCGGAATATCTGCAAACGTGACAACAGTAGCAGGAATTTCTAGCAACGTGACAAATGTTGCAAATAATTCTAGCAACATTAACTCAGCAGTTAGTAACGCAACAAATATTAACACCGTAGCAGGAAATAATTCTAACATAAACACAGTTGCAGGAATTTCTAGTGATGTAACAAGTGTTGCAGGAATTGCTTCAGATGTTTCGGCAGTAGAAAATATTAAAGCTAATGTAACAACTGTAGCAGGAATTTCAGCTAACGTTACGACAGCAGCTACAAACAATGCAAACATTACGACAGTAGCAGGCTCAATTACTAACGTAAATAATGTTGGTGGTTCGATTGCAAATGTAAATAGTGTTGCTTCAAATTTATCTGGAGTAAACTCTTTTGCAGAAAGATATAGAATTTTAAGTTCAGCCCCAACAAGCAGTAACGATGTAGGTGACCTTTATTTTGACACTACAGCAAACGAATTAAAAGTTTACAAAACAAGTGGATGGGCTGCGGCAGGTTCAACTGTTAACGGTACATCAAATAGATTTGAATATACTGCAACTGCAGGTCAGACAACATTTACTGGTGCTGATTCAAATTCTCAAACTTTAGCGTATGACGCAGGGTTTATCGACCTTTATGTTAACGGAATAAAATTAGCAAATTCAGATTTCACTGCAACTTCAGGGAATAGTGTAGTTCTTGGAAGTGCTGCGGCAGTAAACGATATAATTTCAATTGTTGCTTATGGAACATTCCAATTAGCAAACATATCAATAAAAGATTTAACAGATACTCCTGCAAGTTTTGGTACAGCAGGACAAGCTCTGGTTATGAACGCAAATGCAAATGGATTAGAATATGCAAATGCAAGTTCACCAGAAGTTTATGGATTCAAAAAAAATGCGTCTGGACAATTAATAGTTACAACAACTAATGAAGGTGCAGACAATATCTCTGAAACAGATTATGCCGGTTTCGAAGATGTAATGTTTGGCGCAAGTGGAATGACTTGGTCAATCTCAAATGGCAAACTAATAGCTACAATATAATAAAGGAGAAAAATATATGGCTACAATAACACTCGGTAACATTAAGTTCAACTGGAAGGGAACTTATAATGCCGGTACAGCTTATGCAATTGACGATGTTGTAAGCTACAATGGTTCGTCTTACATTGCTAAAACAGCTACGACAGGAAACCTTCCAACTGTTACAGCTAATTGGGATTTGATGTCTCAAGCAGGTACTAATGGTACTAATGGTACTAATGGAGATACTTTTGGTTTAGCAAATAAAGAAATTGCATTTAAAACAAACGCAGGTGCTTTAGATGGTATTCCAATCGGTACAGCAGGACAGGCACTTAAAGTAAATTCTGGTGCAACTGGATATGAATTTGGTTCAGCAGGTACATCAGAATTATTAGGTTCTGGAGAAAGTTCAAATGTTACATCTCTTGCAATTAACAATTCAGTATTAAGTTCAGCTTACGAAGAATTTGTAATTTATACTTTTATATCAAAAGCATCTGGTGGTGGTGGTGGACAAAAAGAAATGTTTGTTAGTACAGACAATGGTTCATCAACTATGAATGTAGATAGACTTTATCACTTTGCACAACTTTATCCTGCAGGTGGTACTGGGCATGGTGTTTCTTCTGCAGGAGTTAATGCAGACAGAATTCACTTGAATGTTGGTTCTGCTACAGGAGATTATCATAATGGTAAGATAACTATTCTTAGACCATCATTTGCAAGTGCAGGAGAAAGAAACAGAAATACACTTTTATCTGAAGCTGTCAGTTCACAAAATCCAGGTAGTTCAGTCAATGTTGAAAATTTAACTGCGTATGCTTGTATCCATGATGGAAATGGAAACAGAATGAGCAATATAGATTATGTACGATTTGAAATGAATGGTGCAGGATTTGATATGAAATGGGCAGTTTATGGAAGAAAATGGTAGGAGAAAAATATGAGTGATAAATTTTATAAAGCAATCAATAATGAAGTAATTGAATTAACAGCAGAAGAAATTGCAGAGTTAGATACTAAACAAGCAGAAGGTTTAGCTTCAGCAGAAGCATTCCAAGCTGAAATTCAAGCACAAAAAGATTTAAAAGCTAGTGCTAAAGCAAAGTTAATTGCAGGAGAAGCATTAACTGAAGATGAAGCTAACACAATAGTTTTATAATAAACAATAATTAAGACGTAGGAGAAAAAATAAATGGCGAAAAATAGAGATTTAAGTAAACTCTTAGGCGATAATACAAACGGAATTATTGACAACAGTAAAATTACTCTTGACGCTAACGAAATTCCAAATTTAGATACTGCAAAAATAACAAGTGGTTCATTTGCTGATGCAAGAATACCTAACTTAGCAGCATCTAAAATAACTTCAGGAACTTTTGCAGATGCTCGTATTGCCGCATCAAATGTTTCTCAACACGCAACATCTTTTGACGATAATAAAATTGTTAATGATATTTCTACATTAGGATTAAGAGTACACTCACAAGAAAATCTTAATGCAAGTAATTCTAACTCTTCGTCTTTTGATGTATTCCAAGATAGTTCAGCTATTTCTAATCTGACAAATGTTTCACGAAATGCTAGTGAATATATGTCTAGTGTTCAAGTTTCTCAAATAACAGATTTTAATTACACAATGGAACATACGAGTGGTTCAAACAACACAGGTATTGGAACGCCAACAAATGATGTTAGTGGTAGTTATACTAGAACTACACGAGCAAAATTTGGAAATCGGTCTTTATATGGAATGGATAGTATAAATCCTATGTTTAAATGGACAGACAGTTCAGGATATACAGGCGACTTTACTTTTCAAGTTTGGTTTCACACAAATGGCATATCAGATAATAGTTATTATCCAGGTTGGCTTTTAAATTTTGGAACATCAGCAAATCAAATTAGTTCTTACAAATGGCGAAGTGGTTTTGGAAGTGGTTATTGGGTACTTTATAGAGATGGTGGTAATAATGCTTTTGCTAATAATGGTAGCAGTTCTTGGTTTCATCACGCAGTAGCAAGACAAGGAAACACTATGTCAATATGGAGTGATGGAACTCGTCAGCATACTTGGACACAAAACGCAAGTTCAGAACCTTTAAAAGAAATTATTTTAGGTGGAACAAATGGTGCAATTCATCACAGCGATACTAATATAATTTCTAAATTTTATTATGACGGATTTGTTTTTGACAGAGGGATTAGAAGTGGATTTGAACCATCAAATTCAACTATATCACTACCAACTTCACAACCATCAAATATTACAGTAGACAATACTTCTGCAACTGGCTCATTTACTGGCAACAATATTACAGCTTCATCAACAAACAAAATGGGTGCAGTAATTACTTATCAAGACAATGCAGGAACAAACGCATTAAACACAGATATAGTTTTACAATTATCAGCAGATGGTGGCAGTAATTTCTCAACTGCTACAATGACAGCTTTACCAGATTTTGCTACTGGCATTAAAATGGCTAAAGTTAATGACTTAGCTGTTACAGCAGGAACAAGTTTAAAATATAAAATATCTTTTGCTAATCAAGCATCTGGTTCTAAAGAAGCTAGAATTAGAGGAGTAAGTTTACAATACTAGGAATAAAATAATATGGCATATATAGGACAAGGATTAAATAGATTTAGTAATGTTGAGAAG